CATACTGATAGTTGGTCAGTCCAAAGAACTCGAAGTTATCGACGTCCTGATACTTCTTGACAAAGTCGCGCGCCTCAGGGATAGATGGAAACTCTATCTTCTCAACCGCGCGACCATCGAGTGTCTTATAGTCACCGTTTTGACTAAGAACAAACAGGTAAGGCTTGTAGTCGATGACGTCTTTAATTCTCTTGCCACGATAGTAGCCGCGACGGTAGATCTTGCTGCCGCGCGAGAATATGTTCGTATAGAACGTCATCGAAACTCCACATGTTAATTACCAATAGTTCATAGTACACCAGTTGACTTTAAATGTCAACCAAAGATTTCACGAGCTTCTTTATAAAGTGACTCGCGCTCTTCGAGTCCGTTGTAGCCACCATTGATCTTGTGAGTGACTTCCTTGACGTTGTCTTCATCTGCTAGGTGGTTGAGCTTGTGTGAGTCCCAGAACCAGCCCGCAGACATAGCCGCGCCTTCTGGTGTTTCTAGATAGTCGACGACTTCATCTAGGTCCATGCCGATGGCTTTAGCGAAGTGCTCGTAGCCGTCCTTACCGGTGAGCTGGATGAGTCCGCGGCCGCGATACTTGTAGCCGTCTCCGGAATCCTCGTCGCCGTTGCCCATGCGGTCGCAGTAGACGCGATTGGCGATCTTTTCTGGGTTGTGCGCGTAGTCGTTAACGTCAACATTGCGGAAGTGAGAAGGCCAGAGCTTCTCGAGAGTAGCGGCCTTGTAGTTGAGGTTCTCTTTAGTGGCAGTTAGTCCAGCGGACTCGACTCCGACTTGAGCTAAAAACATAGCTACCCGTTCTGGAGTGTTGATCTCAAAGCGCTCAAATGTCTTGTTGAGAGGATCAACAAATGAGTCGATGATCGATTCGTGAGTGTCTTCAAAGAATTGCTGCAGTTGCTCTTTAGTAATATTCATGGAACTCTCCATAAGTTATAGGGGGAATGACTCCCCCTATTTATTACTTGCAACCTTCGTTGATTATCCAAAGCTCTTCTTCAAGATAGACAGCCATCACATCCACCTATTTCTGATGTAGTGCTCGGCTCTCTTTTCCTGTGCCTTTATAAAAGCATCAAATAACTTACTTAGAAGCAGAAGCATTGTAGAACTCCGTGGCGTTTTTGCGAGAGATAAACTCAATGTCACCACGTGAGATCCCAAGATCTGCTAGATCGCGATTGCTTAGCGAGTTGAGCTCGTGCTGTGTGCGACGAGCCATTATGTACTCATTCCACTTACGTAGAAGAGCAGATACGAAAGTTAAAAACATTTGTTACTCCTTTGGTAGCTTTTTACTTGTTGAAGCCACCTCAGTTGTTTCTTCAATCTCGATCTTCTTGGGCTTCTTGTGTTCTGGAATGATATGTTCCAGCCAGACCTTCAACATTCCATTGATCAGCTGGGCGTTCTTGATCTCAACGTTATCATTCAACACAAACGCGCGATTGAATGGACGCTCGGCGATACCCTTATAGATCGCCTCAGATTTTTCATCAGTGTCGTGAGAGACACTTCCTTTGATAAGAAGTTTATTGTCTTCTAGTGTCAGCTCTATATCCTGCTTGCCAAAGCCGGCAACAGCCATCTCAATAACATATACGTTGTCGTCAGTCTTCTTGAGATTGAATGGAGGGTAGGCGGTCATTGCCGTGTTACCCATCTGCTCAAAAGCTTTACTAATCTGAGCAGCCATCTTGTCTGACCCGATCATGTAGCGATCGAGCTTAGCAAATTCAGGGAAATAGTGATTGATATTCCAGTTTGTCATGTAGACCTCCTAAAAGCAAGGTTGTTATGTTAGGTACCCCTATCGGCTGTACCATAATATTATATATACTTTAGTACGTATGCACTGGCAGTATACCTAATGGAACTTTCGTTCCAGCTTCTCCTTTGTGGTAACCATCACGCGTTGCATGTCTTTATCACAAAGAAAAATGGGTGTAAGACCTGCGTCCTTAAACTCTTCAGCGGACTTAAGCAGTCTTATAAAACTATTATCCGGATCTTCTTCTTGTTGCATCTCAGCGGCGTCTTTCACCATTCTCTCCGGTAATATCTTGAGGTTATCTACGTTTAGACCATAGACTGTTTTCATTGGAACTCCTTATTATTTTTGTTATTAGTCCCATAGCGATCTGTAGTACTTTCCAAATAGTCTTAAACCATTCTGAATTCGAGCTTCATATGATTCGAATTTTTCTACGTCAAATTTACCCATGTTAAGCATGTCTTTGGTAGATATGAAGTCTTTCATACCTTCCGGCGCTTCAGGCGTCTCGTTTGCTTCATAAGGAACGTAGTAGTTCTTATCTGAGTCTTCATCAATGATCTGCTCGTGCGCCCAGATCATCTCCCCCATGATCCAGTCCCAGCGCTTTTCATAATCTTCGTCATCAGCTGGTATATGTGGAGTGTCTTCTAGGTCGGTGTGTGGATAGCCGTGCTTAGCTTCCTTGAGCTGCTTGAGCATTGGAACGATAATAAGCGAGAGAGTTTGGTCCATGCTCCATGTGTCGTATGGATCGATCTGGATCTTTATCTTACGGCGACACTTATCATGTACCCACTGACAAAAATCATTTACCCACGTAGAGGCTAGCCAGTCTCCAAACTTATCGCGAAGCTGGTAGTCCCAGCGCTTCTCAAGCTCGTCATCCGGCCACTTCTCAAGCCAGAAGAAAACAGCATCAGCTATCTGATACGGTCCGATCCAGTCCGGATACTTTCCTATAGAAACCTTCATTACGTAATCCTCTAATATTTACAAAATCGTGAGGGTCTCTCGCGATCAACTCATTCAGACCTTGGAAGATAGCAATCTTCGCCAAGGCTAATAGGTCTTCGTGGCTCATCTCAAACTGAACTATCGCGCCACCGTCTTCTAGTTCTTCTACGATAGAAACTTTTATATCACTCATTCCACGCTCCATAAATAAAGATGTTCAAGGGAGATCATTATGTTTGGATTATTAAGCCTAGGTCGCATTCAACTCTACATCGCAGTGGCGGTGGCTCTCACTGGTATTTATTTCTTCTGGAAACACAACGTCGAGCAGCAGGCCCTGCTAGAGTATAATCAGAAGCAGCTCGAGCAGTCTCTAGTAGACCAGCAGAAGCTCAAGCAGGATCTCGCTGCCATAAGCCAGAAGCAGGATGAGATCATTCGCCAGAATGAAGAGGACAAGAGAGCCTACGAGGGAAAGCTCAACACCGTGTCTGACTTTCTCGACTCAGCTGCTACGAAGAAAACTGATAAGCCATCTTCTGACGTGCTTAAGAAAACAGTTAAGCAGTTGAAGGAGATCTCTCAATGAAGAAGTTACTGGCAATCTTATTAGCAGCTTCTCTAGCCGGTTGCGTCAGCGCCCCTCAGTTTATAACTAAAGAGAAGCTTACCGTGGTAGAACCAAACAGCTCTCTGTATAACTGCCCAGTAGTCCCACGCTATCCTAATCCCGAGACCCTTACAGACGTACAAGTAGCTAAGTTGCTAGTTCTGATGGAGCGCAATAACTCAGAGTGTCGTCGCAACCTAAAGGCTATCCAGACATTCATAGAGGCAGCTAAAGCTAGGATCGCTGCTAGTAACTAGTTACCAAAGTACTCTTCGTTCTTCTCGGCGTACTCTTTAGCGATAGCGAGAGCTTCTTCTTCGGTGTAGTTGGTGATCTGGTGCTCTGCGTAGACCGAGCTCATCTGCTCAGGTTGACCTTCATCGACCACGTAGTAGCTGATCCATGGAGACATCTTGCTGTCGACCGTTACAACTACCTTAACGATCTCTTTGTACTTGACGATTGGCTCGAGCTTATAGACGTCTCGAGACCAGATCTCGCCGTCGAACATAGCCTCTTCTTTATAGACCTTCTTATAGCTGCGAGGTACGCAGAAGACGTGGCCTACGTCATACTTCGTTTCTATCTTCATTCTCAGACTTCTCCAGTGCTTTACTGACTGACTCAATAAGCATGTGACTCGCCAACATCAATTTTCTGAGACTCTCTTCTACCATCCAAACGGTAAACCATCCGACTGAGGCGAGAGTCAAAGCCGCGAGGTGTAGAGTTCGCAACTCTTCAATCGGTGTATCTTGATCGATAAATCCAAAGTAGATCAAGTAAGCTGCTGTGCAGGCACTCATTGCTAGTGGAAAGAACTTTAATACATAGTATTGAACATACCGAAAATTTATCATTCACAAATTGTCCTGTAAACGGGACGACCGTAGTAGTCGTATCCCTCGAAGCGACGATAGCAGACTGGCTCGTAGCGGGGCTCAACTACCACGGGAGGATTGGCATAATAGCGCGGTTGATTAGCCATAGAGCCAATAATACCGCCAACGATAAGCCCGCCAACAAGAGGAGCAGCCCACCCACCGTTAGAGTGATAGTGGCTACCTCGATACTGAGCAGATGCAGGGCTGGCAATCCCAAGAGCCAGTGCAAGAGCAGATACAATATGAATAGTACGCATGTTAGTCTCCAAACAAAAGCTATCACTTATTTATCCTCGACGACTACCAGCTGATCCTTGACGACCTTCATCTTGACCGGAGTGCCGTTCATGTTTCGCTTGAAGTAGTCTCGGCCACCATCAACCATGCAGCTGTTGTGGACTCGATAGTCGTGGCGATGGCGGCTGTAGATGATACCGTCGCCGGTGTCAACACCATTGACGTAGCCCTCTGTAGAGGAGATGCCGTCGGTGATCATGGGATAGCCATCCTGACCGTAGTAGATTGCAAAGTAGTTAGAGCCCTGAGGGTGAGCCTGTTCCGTATAGAAGATAGCCATAGGCTTATTCATCCAC